CATAAGCCTTATTTTGATATCTGGCAAGCTCACTATCTTTTTCAACTTCATCTTTCTTAGAACCTTTTTGTAAGGCTCCTTTATCTAAAATTCTCAACATTAATCGTGTTGGAACATCTTCTAATTTATTTGGTAGTTTAGGTGGTTTTTTTAAATCTAAAGAAGAAATTTTATAGTCAATAGTTTCTGTAGTTCCATTTTCAATATCAACGTATATAGTTTTGTTTGCATACATTCCCATTCTACAATTCATACCAACATCATTTGATGTATCTAAATTGTTTTCAATAATTTTAAAATCACCTGTTCCAGCTGGAGTAGGTGTTTTTTCTGGTTTTTCATAAACTGTTGGTTCACCTTCTAATAAAGTTTTAATTGATTTAAAATAATAACCATCTAAAGTTTCATAAAATAAAAATCCACACTCATCATCTGTAGATGCCGCCTTTGGACATAACCATTGAATTGTATCAAACGGTCTTTTAAGATTACCAACAAAAGTATACTTATTAAAAGCTTGATCTTTATCTAAATTTTTAGATGTTTGAACTCCTCTTTTATCACTTATTAAAAGTTCAGAAACAATATCAGATATATTGCCAGTAAATCTTTTTGAAACTCTTGCAGTTTCATTTACAATTGACTCTACTGAAACAAATTCAAGAGTTGCTATTTGTTTTCTCGCCTCAGTTTTCATATCTTTGACAGAGTTTAACATGATTGAGTGTTTATCTGGTAGAATTTCAAAATCATCATAGCCAGGGACTTCAACTCTTAGATCTAAATATTCACCACCAGTAATTCCCTCACGACTAATTCCTAAGTCCACATCAATAAAACTAATTGTTAAAGATATTGAAGGACTCTTTAAACTTTCAAAATAAGTGATTGTAGGATTACCACCAGATATTTCATACCCATCCTCTGCACTTGGATTATCTTTTCCAAATGTAGGAATTAAAGTACAATTTTTGATGAAATATTGAATTCTTTCCATTAATTTATCATTTTGGCGATATCGGTTGACAAGTTAGCTTTAGATACTGTACTAACAGTAACATTATTCGATGGTGAAGGTATTGGAACAGGTTGAGAAACCTGTCTTACTTTTGTTTCAACAACAGGTTGAATTACAGTTTTACTCTTACGATTATTTACATTTTGATTTATAGAGTTAGAAATTTTTTGCATGTAATTTGCATCTGTACCTTCTATTTGTGAATTAATTGCAAACGCAGCATCATCTCTGGTCAAACCTGATGATGACAATACTTTATCAAAAGCATTACCATCTTTATTTAATGATTTAATACCACCCGCTATGCCAGCGGCAGTATCAACTGCCTTTTTGCCGACATTTGGAAGATATCCACTCCCTTCCATTTCCATGCCCATATCTGCGTATGTTTTACTTAATTTATCTCTAATCTCTTTATCTCCCATCGCTCGACTTGAAATTTCAAAATTACCTTCTTTAAGTGAACCAGTTGTGGTGGTGTACTGTCTATCTTCAAAACTTGGAGTGAATCTTGTGTCTTTCACCTCATTTGGTTCAAATACCTCTGGGCCTTTTTCACCAACTAAGTATGGTTTCCCTTTTGTAACTGGGCCACCTTTTTCTCTTCTTTCAATTGACGAGAAAAATCCTTGGGGAGAAATATTCATAAGACTAATCTGTTTTTTCATGAACTTTATTTCATCCCTATGTAATTGAGACTCCTTTGAAAGAAGGTTATAGAATAAATTAATAGAATTTATTTTTGTTCTCATTTATACCACCGATAAGAATGGATTTGATATCACATCAATAAAAGGTATACCGCTCTCAGTTCCTGTTATTTGATCTGATTGACTATTTGATGATCCAAAAGAAGAAGGTGTATTTTCAATAGGTTCATCATCACCTCCACCACTAATCGGAGGTAGAGTTATCACATCATCTTCCTCCTCTGGTGGCGCTAACATATTCTGAGACACTAATTCATTTGTCTTGGATTGATCTGGTTTAATGCTTTGAAAAGGATCAAAATTATTCTGGTAGAATTCAAAATCTTCATCACTTTTAAAATCCTCTCTAGTAAGTCCTATTGATGTTTTAGATTTATCTGGTTTAATACTTTCACTTTTAACTGGTTTAATACTTTCACTTTTAACTTCACCCAAAGCTTCGTCACCTTCTTTAATTAAAGGAGCAAAATTATTCTGGTAGAATTCAAAATCTTCATCACTTTTGAAATCCTCTCTAGTGAGTTTGTCAGAAGGCCCATACTTATCCATCATATTTTGAAAATTCTTTTTCCTTGCATTATCACCAATATATCTACCATCTTTATCACGCAATTTTTTCTTCTTTTCTTCACCCCTTCCTCTTCTATCAAAATCAAATAAATTTCCTGTCATAGCGTCCGCCATACCAGTGATACCTCTCATCAAACCAAATGGTTTACCACCTCTACGATCTAAATCAGTTAATCCACCTGTCATGGCATCTACAGATCCACCAATCATACCAAGTAAACCTCTTCCATCTTTATTATCACTTTTAACATTTTTATTTTTTTTATCTCCACCAAATAATCCACCAAATAAACCTTTTCCCTCTTTATCATCACTAACGGTAGTTTTATCACCATATGTTGAAAACCCTTTCACTTTAAGATTGCCTTTTTTATCTGTATAAATGGCTTCCTCTGGAGTTCCACTCAATATCAGTAATTTTTTCCTTACTTCATTAGCCTCAGGTGAATTATAACCATGAGTTTCTATTGCATCGAACCTTTCACTCTCTAATTCTAGTTTTCTTAAAGTTTTCTCAGCATCTGATTGACTCATATCACCAGATACTACCTTACCACGCTCCATAGTAGCAGTGCTACTAGTACTAAAAACATTATTAGGGATTATCGTGCCTGATGTCTTTGGTACAAAAATTTCTGGGCCTTCCTCACCCACGATTGATGGTTTATTAACTGGTGGTTCTCCACCATCTTTAAAACCCAGTAAACCACTGAGTCCAAGAACTACACCAGGCCCAATGAAAGGTCTCGTTATATCTTGTGCTAAACCAGCAGCACCTTGAAGTAAAGAGTCTCCAAAATTTCTGGGTCTATCATCAAATGGAGTTACATCTTGAAGTTTATCACCTATCTGTTTTTGGCTTATATCTTGTCTTTTTGACAATTCTTGCTCTCTTATCTCTAATTGTTTTCGTCTTTGGTCTTGTTGAACTATGAAATAATTAGTAATTTGTTGAATATCACTTTCAATTAACTGAATGCTTTCTTGCAAACCTTGAAGTAAATTTGAATTAACACTGATAAGATTGAAATTTTCTTGAGATTGTTGAAGAGCACGATTAGCCACCTCATCAACAGATGAGATTGATTCAAAAAAATTATCAATCGTAATTTTTTTATTAGATTGTTCTAACTCCTCTTCATCCATACCTTTGGACACCCTCTGCTTGTTGTCTCTTTAAATTTTCACTTTCAATATAATCCTTCAAAAGAGTTAAATAAATTTCTCTTTCCCAAGGCATCATATTTTCAATCTCAGTTAATGAATATTTATGGTATTGCATGAGAGCGAAATTGATTCGATAATAGGATTCAAGATTCTCCCTTGCAATACTTAACCGAAAAAATCGGCTAGACCCTCCAAAACGATACTACTCTTCTTTTTTGTGTTTGGGTTTGTCACTTCAATTGTGTGAGATAATTTAGGCATCGTTGCAAAAAATTTCTCAACTTGTTTATATTGTTTTGAATTTAATTGTTCAATAAATTCTAATCTTTCATCTGAAGTATAATCTTTTCCTTCCCATGCCTCATCTTGTGTAAAAACAGTTTCAATGCAATCTGCAACTAATTTAAAAGTTTTATCTACGATTGTTTGAGGTTCATCTTCTGTTTCAAAGTTATTCTCAATAAACTGATTTAATGAGGGATATTTCATACGGATTGATAAATCTTTATCTAAGACAATATCAGTTGTATGATCTTTCGGTCTAACAACTTCTATCTCATCCACATAAATTGTGACTGGAACTTCAGTTTTTCTATCATCTGGACATGTCACAGTCAATCTTATATCCTCACCAATTGATTTAGCACGAATGTTTAAAAAGATATATTCAATATCAAATGTTGGTAGATCATCAACTTTTACTCCTCTTGTTAAAATGCATTTCTTCAATACATCTTTAACAGAATTTGTAATTTCATTTTGATTTTTTGTCTCTAGTGCTAAAATCAAAATCTTCTCTTCCTTTACAAGAAACGGACGATATTTAATTTTTTTACCTGTGGAAGGCATCTTCAACTCATAAGTTGGAGTTGTAATTGTTGGTAATGGCATAATGTTGAATCAATATTTTATATAGGATGGTTATTTAGCGTCTGGTTTTTTTCTTATATTTACTTTTCCCTATTCCAAAAGAATTAGATGGAAAAGTATTTCCATACATCATCTCGTCACTAAGACCATTTCTTCTCGCTACCTCGGCAGTATCTAGGAAAGAAAAGGCATCTTGAATCACAGCACCATGAGTATCATCTTTATTAAAGTCTGTCAAAAATCGATCATATGCAAGTTGTATACTACATCTTAACACATTTGTCTCACCATAGGCAACTCTCATCGATGTTAAATTAGTTGGCCAAGCTTTGATAAATTCATAACCTGTCAGTTTTGTGGTTGGATTTTTCGTATTTAAGTCTCTTTCAAATTTTGTTACATGAATTGTCTCTTTGTAATCCTCTGGATAATTAAATCTTCCATATGCATTACTAACTCTTTTATCTTTAGCACTGATTGGATTAATATATGTCATCCATGATTCTAACACTTCAAGTATAACATGATCTAAATCAACATAAAATGTTAAATTAAGTGGAGGAAAAGTTCTAAGATTTGGAAATTCTTCTTGAATACCTTGATGATGACCTACAGCAAGACTTGTTTGAAATGATGTGCCTGGTAATTCTGCTTCAGCACATAATAATGACATTTTTTCCATGAAATCCTTGCCTTGAACTCTTTTATTACCAGAAACAGTAGGACTATTATAACTAAATATTCCTTCTGGGTCAGAGCTTTCCAACCATTTGTCATAGTTTCCAAAACTAAAATGAACTTGGAAAAGTGTATCTATCGATGGCCGACCAACAGTCTCCCTGGCCACGAACATATCTTTCGTAAATATTCTTCTTCTATCTGGAAATGCCACGATAAATAAATTTAAGTTGTTATTATTATATATGAGCTATAAAGGAATATATAAGCCTTCTAACCCCCGAAAGTACAAGGGCGATCAATCTAATATTATTTATAGGTCTTTATGGGAAAGAAAATTTATGAATTACTGCGATTTAAATGAAAATATTCTTGAATGGGCATCAGAAGAATTCTTCATACCCTACCGAGATCCAACAACAAATCGTGTTCGTAGATATTTTCCAGATTTTTTTATTAAATATAAAGATAGAAATGGTGATATTCGTAGATCAGTAATTGAGGTCAAACCCATGAGAGAAACATTAGAACCAAAGGCAACTAAAGGAAAATCAAGAAAAACATTGATAAATGAATCAATCACATACGTTAAGAATCAAGCAAAGTGGAAAGCTGCAAGAGAATTTTGTGATGATCGTAAATTAGAGTTTAAAATCATGACTGAAAAAGAATTAGGAATCAGATGAGCATTCTTCAAAACATACTAGATAGAGTTGGTGGTCAGGTAAATGAAGATTACTTTCGTGATCAATTAATTCAAGAACTTGGGTCAACGAATTTTGATGATGATGCCGCAGATACTGGTGGATTTGCTGCTGGTCAATTATATTTTTTTACATATCAAGCACAAACAAAACAACCATATTATGACATGTATCCTCTATCCTATATCATTGAAATGAGGTCAGGTGGATTTCTTGGATGCAACCTTCACTATGTCAAATTAAATCAAAGAGAAGAACTTGCAATGAGCTTACTAAATAACTCTGCTCAGGGTTCAGTTGCAGTTCCTCGTCGAACTCTACATAAATACGTTTATGCTGGTGTTAGGGGTCAACCATATCGTATTCCAGACTCTGAATGGATAGATGTAGCACAACTACCCACTGAAAAATTTGTTGATATGAGAGGAATTAGTGTTCCAAGAAACAGAATTTACAACACAAACTAATGAAAGTTAAAAAAAGTAGAGAATATGCACAAGACGATGGATCAAAAGTCTCTTATACTTTTGATAGGGCTGATGGTAAAATAATAGGTATCACAAAAAATGGAGAATCTCTTAATCCTAACACTAATGAATTTAAAAATTTTAGTCAATCTGATGACGCTTTAGCTGCATATAATGTGGCAAAATATGGTAATGCAAAAAAATCTTACACCAAAAATCAACCAGAAACCAAGACATCTGATGAATTAAACTCTTATCATAATCAACAAAATAAAAAAGAAACAAACGAAGATAAGGACATTTCCACTACATCACCATCAGAGAGTTCTCTTGCGGCCGCAACTAATTATGGTATTGGAAACCCTTTTACTGGATATAATAATGCTAAAAGGGGGAGAAAGGTATATGCAGAAGTTTTCGCTTATCCTCTTGATATTGATCCTCTACAAGATCATCTAAAAATCAAGAAATACAAATATCAAAGAACAAGTGTTCAAGCTGGTAGACCTAATAGAGTTAATACCGTGAAAGGAGAAGAAATTAAAAATAAAAGAGGTAGGATTACTGGATATAAGGATGACACACAATCAAATGTGGCTGGTGATAGTGTATTAGGAATGGAGCAATTAGGAACTGTCATATTACCAATGCCAAAAGTAGTTGATACAAATGGTGCTGAGTGGGGAGAGAGTAAAATTAATATTCTTGGTCTTGCTGCTATGGGAGCTGGTAAAAAATTAGGACAGATAGGAATTTCAGACGAAGAACAGGAAAGACTAAAACAACTCAATAAACAGTTTAAAAATAAGCCTGGCAAGGGAAAGACAAGTGATTTTAAAGACGTTTTAGGTGCTATAGGAGGTGCGACTTTTACACAAGCGGCATCGACAGCCCTTGGTCAACAAATTTCTACAAATGAATTTTTAGCAAGAGCTAGTGGAAGAGTTTTAAATCCAAATGCTGAACTTTTGTTTCAAGGGCCAGTTTTAAGAGATTTTAACTTTGATTTTCTCATGATTGCAAGAAGTCGTGAGGAGGGTGATGAAATAAGAAGAATTATTCGTTGGTTTAAAACTGGAATGGCTCCTAGATTTAATGATGCTACTTTTCTTGAAACTCCAGATGTATTTTCCTTAGAATATAAAAGAGGACAAGGGCCAACGGATATATTAGATACTGTAAATAGATTTAATCCAGGCGGTCTTGCATTACGAACAATTGCAGTTGATTATGCTCCAAATGGATATTGGTCTGCATATCAAGATTCTCAACCAGTTGCAATTAGAATGAGTTTAAACTTCGCTGAATTAAGACCAATATTTGCAAGTGATCAAGAAATGACTCCAGCAAGCAGTGTAGGTTACTAAAATGGCATATCAAGGTTCATCAAAATCATATTTTAGACAACTACCTAATCTTAGTTATCCATCATTAGCTAATGATAGGTCTTCTGTTTATGATTATCAAGTTGTTAAAAACTTTTTTAAAAGAGCAGTTCTTCGTGATGACATATTTAATGATGTAACTAATTTTACAAAATACTCTGTTGAAGGTGATGAAAGAGCAGATCAAATCGCATATGATTTTTACGGTGATTCTGGTCTTGATTGGGTTATTTTAACAACAAATAATATTATTCATGTAAGAGATGAATGGCCAATGGGTCAACAAGATTTTCTAACTTATCTAAATGAAAAATATACAAGTGAACAATTGTCTAATATTCATCATTATGAAACAAAACTTTTAAGAGATGAATCTGACACTTTAATCCAACCAGAGGGATTGTATGTTGACTCCAATTATTCAATTACATTTTTAGATAATGGAGTATCAAGAACTGAATCATCAATTAAGTCAGTTACTTTTTTAGAGCATGAAACTAATTTAAATGACGCAAAGAGAAATATCAATATTTTAAAGACAGACTATCTTGATATCATGTTGA